GAACCTCTTTCCAAGTCTGAGAAGAAGTCCGCTAAGGCTATGGCCGCATCTGCTGGCAGACCCTACCCGAATCTTGTGGATAACATGAGAGCAGCGAGGAAGAAATGAAAAAGACCAAGGCTGAGAAGAAGATCTCCAAGGTTATGACCGAATTCGGCAAAGGACAACTCCACTCAGGCAAAGGTGGCCCAGTTGTCAAGAGCCAGAAACAGGCGGTAGCGATTGCCCTATCTCAAGCTGGCAAAGCTAAAAAGAAATGACTGCCGCTTGGACTAGGAAAGAAGGTAAGAACGCTAAGGGTGGCCTGAACGAGAAGGGCCGGAAGTCTTACGAGGCTGCAAACCCTGGTTCTAACCTGAAGGCTCCCGTAAAAAGCGGTGATAACCCGCGTAGAGCGTCTTTCCTAGCGAGAATGGGTAACATGCCAGGGCCAGAGCGTAAGCCTGATGGTAGCCCTACTAGACTGCTTCTCAGTCTAAAGGCATGGGGTGCGAGTAGTAAGGAAGATGCAAGGTCAAAAGCAAAGGCTATTTCGGCGAGGAACAAGAAGTGAAGCGCAGAAAGGGTCTGCTAGACGAGCCAAAAGAGACGCTGCAAGACATGATCGCGGCATATCAGAGAAATATTGGTGAGCCTTTTGCAAATGTTGTAGGCCCGTTTTCGCGTGGTTTGTTAGGTTTAGAAAAACCTGTGTACGGTGAAGAGCAGGCTTATAGAACTGGTCAAGCTGTAGGCAACATGCCTGCGGTTGCTGCTCCTGTTGGAGCGATAAAGGCTGCAATGCAAACGCCGGAGCTATTTTCTGCGCTTGGTGTCATTGCTCCAAAAGGATTAAAAAAGATTCGGGATGTTGCCCCAGGCGAAGTCAGTAAACCAGGAGCGTCAGGATTCGATCCAAGGTTTGATCCAAGAGCTAAGGAGCAACAAAAACTTACTGAGCTTAAGACTACTGTTGAGCCAACTGCTAATTTAAATGTTCCTACTGTAAATCTTGCCAATTATGAAGGCTACCCTTTTATTACTTCAATGGCAGACAGATCAGCAGCCGGAGGGCTTCTTACATCTATTAACGACATTCCTTTGAAGCGTCCTGTAGAGTTACAAGGCGGCCAAGACTTTATGTTTGTTAATCCAATGGCATGGGCTTCTGGTAAAGGGCCGGTTGGTCAGATCATGCGTTCTTCTGAAATTGTTAAGGAAGTTACTGGCAAAGACCCTCTGTATATTCCTTGGCGTATGGCTCCAACTGGTGGAGATTTTGCAACTTTTACGGGCGAAACAATGCTTTCGTTTGCCGAATCTGCATTAGGGAAAACTCAGAAAAAAGCCGTTGACAAGAAGATTAAAGAGATTATTCCTACTTGGCCAGGATTGGATGCGACAAATAGTTTAGAGGTTTATAGGAACACACCTGATGCTAAAAGAAAGCAAATCAAGAACATGCTTGATGTTGAGTTCAGGGATTTAGGTGGATTAGGTCTTGGAGAAGCTAGGCTTGCCGTGACAGATCCAAAGCAACTGCAAGGCTTCGACACTCAAATTATGAATGTAGGTCAAATAAGAGCCGGAAACCCTGTTATTCAGCAGTCTGGTCATTATTCTTACCCATATGGTGTTCCTGGCGAAGGTGTTGGTAGAGTTGACAAAGACATTGGTATCTTTGAACTGTTGCCGAATGTTGTTGAGGCAAGGAATATTGCAGACCCTACAAAGCCTGCTGCAACTGATATTCGTGCGTTGCAGATGAAGCCTTATGCAGGACTGTTAACAGAAGAACTTTTAAAGAGGTTGGGGTACTAATATGAAAGCAGTAATCAATACTGACGTTGATATTCCATCTGAGTTGTTTGAGGTTCTATGCCTATTTGAGACGTATTGCTCTGTAACAGGGAAATTAGAAACAACAGAGGAAGAGGTCAAAGAGTGGGTAAAGGGGCGATCAGACTCTGATGTTGCGGATCAATTTAAGCCTGAGTATATGTGCAGTTAACTGTTGCACAGTAACAACATATGGACAACAAACTATTGCAAGATGCTGATAGAAGGCTACCTCCTGCTGCTGGCATGGGTAGGGCCAAGGGAGTGCCTAACAAGAGCACTGCTGCGGTGAGAGAGGCTATCGCTAAGATGGCAGAACTAAACGCACCTCGTTTTGCTATGTGGCTAGACGAAGTAGCGCAGAAGAGCCCAGAAAAGGCTTGCGATATTTATCTCAGGGCTATTGAGTACCACATACCTAAGTTGGCAAGAACAGAGGTAACAGGCCAGGACGGGCAACCAGTTGCTTTACAAGTGACATGGGCGCAACCAGAATAATCATTCCGTATGCACCGCGAGCGCAACAGCTACAGATACACCATGCGCTTGCAGACAAGCGATTCGGAGTCGTTGTGGCTCACCGTCGTATGGGGAAATCGGTTTCTGCTGTCAACCATCTCATTAGAGCAGCGATAGAGAACACGAAGGAGGCTCCAAGATATGCGTTTATTGGGCCTACCTACTCCCAGACAAAACGAGTTATCTGGGATTACCTCCTCAAGTTTACCGAGCCCCTCAACGCCACCGCGAATATTGCAGAACTTCGGGTTGATTTCTGGGGCAGACGCATCCAACTTGCGGGGTCTGATAACCCAGACTCTCTTAGAGGACAGTATTTTGACGGCGTTGTATTCGACGAATTCGGTGACCAGAACCCTAAAATTTGGTCGGAAGTGGTTCGTCCGGCCTTATCGGACAGAATGGGATGGGCGTTATTCCTAGGAACCCCAAAGGGAAACAACCACTTCAAGACCTTAAGAGACCATGCAGAGCAGCATAACGATTGGGCACTGCTTGAGTTCCGAGCATCCGAAACTGGTCTTATCCCTCAGACTGAACTCGACGCAGCCAAGTCCGAGATGGGAGATGACAAGTATCTACAGGAGTTTGAGTGTTCCTTTGACTCAGCGATCGAGGGAAGTTACTACGGGCAACTTCTCAATGAGCTACCGTCTGAAAGGTTCCACGACATCCCTGTAGATGGATTAGCTAAGACTTACGCAGCTTGGGACTTAGGGATAGGCGACTCCACTGCAATCTGGGTTTGTCAGAGAGTGGGCCTAGAAACACGACTCATTGACTTTGTGGAGAACCACGGTCAAGGACTTGACTGGTATGTGAACTGGCTGAGAACGAATCACTACGAATTAGCCGAGCAGTTACTGCCTCACGACGTACAAGTCAGAGAGTTGGGATCAGGAAGGTCTAGGCTAGAACTCCTGCAAGAAGCGGGGCTAAACATCACGATTGTGCCGAGAATGGGTGTTGACGATGGGATACAAGCCGTGAGAAGGCTAATTCCATTTTGTTGGTTCGACTCCAAAACTAAGCGCGGAGTGGACGCACTACGCAATTATCGGAGACAATACGACGATAAGCGTCAAGTCTATTGGGATAAGCCCTTGCACGATTGGGCATCTCATGCGAGCGACGCATTTCGGTATCTTGCGGTTGGCATGTCAGAGCAAACAAGTTGGTCTAAGCCGCTGAAACCTAACGTATCTTGGGTGGTCTAAATGGATGACGGACGATTAAAGGCGATTCTCCAAGGTGAGATTGATAACGCGATAGGTTTCTTGGAGACCGAGACGGTCGAGCAGCGTAAGAACGCGCTCACTGCTTACATGCGTGACCCCTATGGAAACGAGGTAGAGGGTCGCAGCCAGATCGTTACAGGTGAGGTTGCAGAAGCTATCGACGGGATGCTTCCGCCTCTCATGCGTTTGTTTACGTCTGCCGATCAAATCGGTGTATTCGAGCCTGTAGGCCCAGGCGATGAGCCTATGGCAATGCAAGCTACCGAGTATTGCAACTGGGTGTTGATGAAACAAAACCCTGGCATTTCGATCATGCACGACTGGTTTAAGGACGCGATCCTTCAGAAGGTCGGTGTCATTAAAGCCTACTGGGACGACTCGATTTCAGTCACTAAGGAGCAGTACGCGAACCTTACAGACGATGAGCTAGCTATGCTTATGTCTGACGGGACGATGGAGATCGCAGCGCAGGAGACGATTGAGCAAGACATGGACGGCCAAGTCATGCGCGTTCATAACGTCGCGCTCATGCGCAAGACAAAGGCAGGAAGAATCAAGGTTGAGAACGTACCTCCCGAAGAGTTCTTGATTTCCAAAGCAGGAAAGACTGTTCGAGACACTCCCTTTGTCGCACATAGGAAACTTATTACGAGGTCGGATCTTGTCTCAATGGGGTTCGATCCTGAGATCGTGATGAACCTGCCGGTTTACAACGACCTTGAGTTTAGTGCTGAGTACATCGCTCGATACAACCGTGACGAACAACCCTACATGGAGCCAAGCCTCGACAAGTCCATGCAGACGGTTGAGGTGTTCGAGTGCTACTTAAAAACTGACTACGACGGAGACGGGATTGCAGAACTAAGACGGGTGCATTTTTCGGGGAACGAAATCCTAAGCAACGAGGAAACCGACTATGTGCCGTTTTACACCATCTGTCCTATTCCGATTCCTCATCGCTTCTTTGGGGATTGCCCTGCTGATCGTACAGTTGATCTCCAGCTTATCAAGACGACTGTAACGAGGCAGATGCTTGATAACCTGTACCTTCAAAACAATACTCGCATGGGTGCTGTCGAGGGTCAGGTCAACCTCGATGATCTCTTGAGCGTTACGCCTGGTGGTGTGGTGAGGATGAAGAATCCTGCTGCATTAGTTCCAATCACGACACCTCCTGTCGGTCAGCAAGCCTTCCCTCTTTTAGAGTACCTCGATCAGGTTCAGGCTAAGCGCACGGGCGTTACAGAAGCCTCTCAAGGTCTTGACCCTAACATCCTACAGAACGTGACTGCTGCGGCCATAGCGGCCCTTACGCAAGCCTCACAAGGCAAGATCGAACTCATCGCTAGGATCTTTGCAGAAACAGGCGTAAAAGACTTATTCAAAGGACTCTTACACCTCTTATGCAAGTACCAGGACAAAGCAGTTTTGATTCGGATGCGTGGGCAGTACGTCCAGTACGACCCGCGAGAGTGGTCGAACCAGTACGACTGCACAGTGAATGTCGGACTTGGTACGGGGAGCATGGAACAAAAGATGGCAATGCTCAGTATGGTTCTGTCAAAACAAGAGCAGATCATCCAAGCGTACGGCCCGAACAATCCTTTAGTGAGCGTCTCGCAGTACAGATCAGTCTTAGGAAAGTTGATTGAGGCGGCAGGGTTCCCAGATTCAGCAGAGTTCTTCAAGCCTGTAGGCCCAGAGGTCGATGCTGCAATTGCACAACCTCAGCAACAAGGCCCAGATCCTGCCATTCAAATGATGATGGCTCAAGCTCAAGCAGACATCGAGATTAAGCGTCAAAAGGCTATGGCCGATATTCAGCTTGCAAGAGAGAAGGCTTTAGCCGAGCTAGAACTCAAACGCATGGAGTTTGAGGCAGAAGCGCAGATGAAGGCGA